CTAGAGTACAAAGAGATTCAACACCTCAATTAATTTTATTAGATCCTAACCCTTTTGAAATTATTATTTCTGGTGGTAATACATTTGTAAATGTATATTCATTAGATCACCAACGATCCGCGAACAGTGTTGTAAGATTAAGAGGAGCTCCTGAAGTAACAGCGGTAGGAGCAGCAGATTCAGATACTTTTAATTTACAATCTTTTGCAAGTATTCCAACAATTGCAGGAGTTACAGATATAGACAGTGCAGCTGGATTTACAATTCAATTAGGAAAAATAGCAGTCGACGGATCTGTGTCAGGTGCAACAACAACTGATGTATTAACTACTCCTATTAATTATTTTTATTTTCAAAGTGGTGACAATGCAACAGCATCTGGTATAATAGGTGGTCTTAATAATTGTTCAGCAGGACCAGTAACATTGGAGGCATTATAATATGGCATACACACTAGCAGATTTAAGAACAGATATTAGAGGATATACAGAAGTAGGTGATACAGTTTTAACTGATGCTGTTTTAAAAAATATTATTAAAAATAGTGAAAATGCTATTCTAAGAGCTATTCCTACAGATCAAAATGCACACTATGCTACTTCTAATTTAGTTGTAGATAATAGATATGTTACCATTCCTTCAGATCTTAGATCAATAAATTATGTACAACTTACAGACTCACAAGGAAAACAATTTTTTTTAGAACAAAGAGATCCTAGTTTTATGGCAGAGTATTATTCTACTCCTCTTTCATCAGATGTAGATATTCCTAAATACTATGGTAATTGGGATGAAGATTTTTGGGTAGTAGCTCCTACACCTAATCAAACATATGCTATTACTTTAGCCTATAATAAAGAGGCTCCAAGTATTACAGATACGACACCAACTGATTTTTCTGCTACAGGAACTTATTTATCAAATAAATATCAAGACTTGCTTTTATATGGTTGTCTGGTAAATACATATGGGTACTTGAAAGGTCCGCAAGATATGATACAATACTACCAAGGGCAATACGAAAATGCTCTTACAACGTATGGAACTGAGCAAATTGGTTACAGACGCAGAGATGAATATGAAGATGGCATGATTCGTCAACAATTAAAATCTAAATCACCATCTAGTTACGGAACAAATTAATTAAGGAGAAAATAATATGGCAAACTTTGTACCTGATAAAATGAAACCAAACCTTTTTAAAGGTAATTTTGATTTTTCAGCTAATCAAATTAACTTGGCATTGTTGACAAGTATCGCAGCTGCAGGTTATGCACAAACAACTGCAGAAAACTATACTAGTGCAACTGCTGGTCAAGTAGCAGCAGGAGGTGGTTATACAACTAATGGAATTAGTTGTGGAGCATGTACTGTTTTAAATAATGGATCACAACCCGCATCAACTTTTTTAAGTTTTGCAGGAGGTAATTCTGATGGTAGTGCAGCAACAGCTAATACTGTTAACTTTAAAGCTTCAACTATTACAGCATCTTTTGGATGTATGTATAAATTTGTAGCTCCAGGTGGAACAACTGCTCTACAACACATTGTAGCTATTTTGGACTTTGGTGGATCAAAATCATCTTCAGCTGGAGATTTTAAAATTGTATTCCCAACAGTTACAACAGGCGCTGACGCAATTTTAAGTGTAACATAAGGAAAATTAAATGGCTTTAGTTATAAATGACAGAGTAAAACAAACTAGTACTACAACAGGAACAGGTACTTTAAATTTAAACGCTACCGTTCCAACTGGTTTTAGAAGTTTTGTAGACGGTATTGGTAATACTAATACTACTTACTATGCTATTTATGAAACAGGAACTAACAATTTCGAAGTAGGAGTTGGAACTGTAACAGATGCAGCAACAGATACTTTATCTAGAGATACTGTTATTAGTAATTCTTTAGGTAACACATCTAAAATTAATTTTGCAGGAACACTTGATGTGTTCTGTACTTTACCAGCAGACAAAGCTGTGTATTTAGATGCATCAACACCTCCAGTACCTGTAGGAGCAGCATCAGCTGGTTTTGCATTAGCAATGGCAGTAGCATTATAAAAAGGAAAAAAATATGGCACAAGATTTTAGAAACAATTTACAAGGCGCAGTTGGAACAACACCAGTTAACTTAATAGTTGCAGGTGATTATGATGCAGTAATTGGAATTAGAATATGTAATATTGTAACTTCTACAGTTGAAGTTGATGTTTACATAACTAACAGTGGAAACAAACACATCGCAAAAGGTGTTGTTGTCCCACCAAATAGTGCTATTGAATTAATTCAAGGCGGTGCTAAAATTGTTTTAGAAAATGGCGATACATTAAGTGCAGTTTCAAACACAGCTTCGTCTGTAGATATTGTTACTTCTTTTATTGACACAATTAGCGCATAGGAGAAATTATGACAGCAGTAGTAAATGGAGTCCAATACATCGGAGGGCAAACAGCTCCCAACGAATTTATAAATAATCAAGCGGCCACTATTGATGGTACGCAAACAATTGAAAGTGCAGTTTTAGCTGGACCTATTACTATTCCTGCAACTATAACAGTAACAGGGACTTTAGTAATAGTATAATGAGCAAAATTCAAGTAGATGCAATCGAACAACAAACAGCCTGCGGTACAACTTTAACAGCAGGTGGTGGAGCAGGTAAAACTGTTGTTGTAGATGCAACTACGGTAACTTTAGGTAGATGTGGTGGAACTGTAGCATTAGCTTCAGGTGCTAGTCAAACAGGATTTGGTAGAACAGGGACTGTTGATTGGCAGACAGCTATTAAAACATCTACAATCACAGCTGTTAATGGCGAAGGATATTTTGTTAATACAACAGGTGGATCTATAACTGCAAATTTACCAGCAGGTGTAGTTGGTGCAATTGTTTCTTTTAAAGATTATGCACAAACTTTTGATACAAACGCTTTAACTATTTCTGCAGATGGTTCAGAAAAAATAGAAGGTCAAACTTTTGATTTAATTTTAAACACAGAAGGTATTGCAGTTACATTGGTATATGGAGATTCAACAAAAGGTTGGCAAGCTGTAAATAGTAATGAAATTAAAAACGTAGCAGGATATGTTGAAGCAAGTGGTGGTACAGAAACAACTTCTGGAGATTACAAAATTCATACATTTACAGGACCAGGTACTTTTACAGTTAGTAATGCGGGTAATTCAGCAGGATCAAGTAAATTTGATTATATGGTAGTAGCAGGTGGTGGTGGTGGTGGAAACTGGGCATCTGGTGGTGGAGGTGGAGGTGGATTTAGAGAATCTGTTCCAAGTCCAGCGGCTTGGACAGCAAGTCCAATAGCTAATCCAGGTGGAGCATTAACAGCTAGTGTACAAGCTTATCCAGTTACAGTAGGAGGAGCTGGAGCAGGTAGTGGTGGCCCCGGTGCACAAAATGGAGTAAAAGGCAGTGATTCAATTTTTGCAGGTATAACATCTACTGGTGGTGGATTTGGTGCAGGATATAATGTTATAGGAGGTCCTGGTGGTTCTGGTGGTGGTGGCGGACACCCTAATAAAGCTGGAGGATCTGGTGATGATCCAGACGTTACCCCTAATCAAGGTTTTCCTGGTGGATTAGGAAATACAGGTGGTCCAGGAGCAGGAGCTGGTGGTGGCGGAGGAACAGAAGTTGGTCAAGATGGAAATAGAACTCCAGGAAATTTTGGTGCTGGAAGAGGTGGATCAGGAGCAACAAGTTCAATTACAGCTAGTCCCGTTGGATATGCAGGCGGCGGTGGTGGTGGTTCTGATAATACAAATATGGGAGGAGCTAGTCCTTGTGGTTCTGGTGGTCAAGGTGGTGGAGCAAATAATAGTCCAAGAGGAGCAACAGCAGGTGCTACTAATAGAGGTGGAGGTGGAGGCGCTACAGGTGGACCTACAAATCCAACTGGTGGATCTAATGGTGGATCTGGTGTAGTAGTAGTAAGATATAAGTTTCAAAATTAATTATGACAAGTACAATTAAAGTAAACACAGTAAAAGACACAGCAAGCACTGACATTATTAAAAAATGTGGAACTTCTATAACTGTCGGTACAGCTTCAGATACAACAACTGTTGCAGGTAA